AACACATTAGCCATTAATCTATGTATATCTAAACTCTTTACTAATTTTTTATTATGCAAAGTAACCGCTAAAAAATCCTTTGTATCTGTTCCCTTACATCCTCTTGCTTTGCCAAAATAATAATGAGTTCTTGTACGTACATGGGGTAATATCCATCTGTCTCTGTTATGGCTCCATACCCTCCCATCTTTAGTTATTGAGAACAAACCCTCGAATTCTGGTATATCAAACAATTCTTCGTACCCAACATCATTTTTATCAGTTGTCATAATCACTCCCAAATATTAGCCCTGTCATTATTAACGCTTATCTGCGTCCTTATTATCTTCTTAGCGTATTCCTGCTTGTCCTCAGTATTGCTAATAAAATGTAACGCAGTCCTATCTTGAAAAACCATACGTACCGCATCAAATGCCGTATCTGCAATGTCAGATCGTCTTTGAGAACCTGCGGCGTTTATCTTTATCATGTGGTCAATACACATCTTTACGTGGGGAGCACCATACGGAAACGTGATTAACTTGTTGTTTATGTACTGTTGCATAGATATATGGCGATCAGTTTTTGAACCTGATTTTGTTGTTCTATCTACTGAAATTATATTTAAACCTTGAATTTCACTAAGAATGCTTACTAGTGTCACACCTGTACTTTTCTTTTCTATACATACAAAGGCGGGTAATTTATTTTTAGCAGATGCCGCGTAAAACTGTAAAAACTCTCCCTGCAAGTCTTTAGGCTCTACAAATATTTCAACGCAATTTAGCCAATGCAGGGCGTATATATCGGCATCCTTACCGAAATGCTCAATCTTATATACGCCCCACAAGCTAAACACTGTAGCATCGTTAATTTCCTTGCTTGTCTCTGCTGTATCTACAGTTAGGAAAGTCATCAATATTTGAGGTTCTTTTTCTAATATAGGGAAGTTATCGGCTTTAAAAAGAGATCCACCAGCTGGAGTAGGGTTTTGTTGGTATTGGCTATTAAAAACATAAGGCTGTAAAGCTCGTAACGCTTTAAGATCTGTTATTGTCATTAAGTCTGGACAAATAGCATTATCCGAATCGTCAATGGCTGGCAATATTACGCTGCTCCAGCCCTTTTGACCTAGCAAATGACCCGCTAAGTCATCTTCATGGGTACGTTGCCCTATAAATACGATTGGTGTCTTCTCGCCTGCATTACGGCGCGATAATAGGGTATTGTAGAACCAATCATTGATCCCGTTACGTATAACGTCCGAACCTGCTTCTGATGGCTTTATAATATCATCTATGCAAATTATACCGCCAAACCTATCAACACCGCGTAAACCTGCACCCCTACCTGTAATTGTACCCCCACAACCAACAGCCGTAACAGAACCACCATTAGTAGTTATAAACGCGTCTTTTGCTTGTGAGTCGTCGCGTAACTTTACATTGAACATGCTTTTATAAGCTGGGGTCGTGATTATGTTTCTTATCTCGGAAGTAGCAAGTGATGCTAGCTCATGACTTAAGCTTACATATAGAAAATTACTATCTGGGAATCGTGCTAAACTCCATGCAATGAAGTTCATTAGTAACGTAGTCTTGCCGTGCCTGGGAGGAACATTTATTATTAGCTTGTTGCAATTGCCTTTTAATACATTGTTAAGGCTTCTTGATATGATTTTATAGTGAGATTCTCGGCTTATTGGATGCCCTATTTTGAAATCGCGACCAGTTCTTATTTTGTAGAATATTTGAGTGAAGGCTATTAGATCGTGATATAATTCCGCCTTAGCTTTAGCTGTTTGCTTGACTATGTCCGAACAGTTGTTAGCGTCTAAATTTCCATACAGCATGTAAAGAAAACCCCAAATATAATATTTGCTTAATAATTAACAAAGTATTTTAAGTGGGGGTATATTTTCAGTCGTCGACAAGTTGACTATAACTTACTTAATCTTTTGTCGGCTTGCCTGTCTTTTCTATTCTTTTATCAAGTTCTTTTAATTGCTCTTGAACCTCAATACCAGATATCTTGTTTCTAATAGCATGAATTTCAATAGAACATTTGTTATTTTCAGCTTCTTTTAATTGTTTATTAAGATCTTCCAATATCTCTTTATTTTTCTTGCTGCTTCTCATAGCTTTAATTGCATTAATATTGGCTATTCTTTCCTTTTCGTCTGCACCAATCTTTAAATCGTCTAATCTCTTCTTAACTCTTTCACCTAAAGCCTTGTTTTCCGTTTCTTCGGCTATTCTATCTATCATTCTTTTTGTTATCTCATCGTTTTCTTGTTTGTTTTTCATTTTATTACCTTTAAATGCTTGTTCAGCAACGTTATATAGTATGATTTCTTTAGGCGTAGGTATATCAAAACATGCTGGGCATCTTCGCATAGTTCCAATATTACTAGCTACGAAACCAATCCCTTTACAAAGAGAACATTTACTAGTCATTTTCTTTGTCCTTCTGTTCTTTTGTTTTGTCTTCTATTTCTTTTTGTTCTAGTAACTGCATAGTCATTTCGTTAACAAGCTTTAGTTGGGCGTCATGTTCCAAGTTAACTACTATTGATTTTTCTGGTGCATGATGTCCTTGCATCTTATTAAGCTCTGCTATAGCGCTAATAGCTACGTTAGCATATTGCAGATCAACTGAATCAGGATCACCTTCACGCCCTATAACTGAGTTTATAAGCGTTTCTAATCTTCTTGCTTTCCACCAAAAATCTAATCCGATTACATTATTCAGTTTTCGCCTCTTATCTTTCAAATAAGCCTTTACTTCTGGTTTATCCAATACTTCGTGATTATAAGATAAATAACCAGCAGCAGCAGAAGCCTTAGTAATATCAGCTGTTACTAAGTAATTATCGCAAAACAATCTATGCCTATCAGATAATTTATTCATTTCGTTAAATTAATAAGCCGTGATTTAAGTGTAAAAGTAAGAAAACACCTAAACCACGGCGTTATTAACAACACCACAAAAAGCTAAACAAATAAGAAAAAAACTTCTCATGGCGTCTATCCATACCCCCACTAAAATCTTATCTGCTACTGTTACCGCCACGACTTCGATTGTTTCTGCTGTGCTCGTTATTTCTAACGTTATCGCTTTTATTATCCTTATTGTCGTTCTTGCGTTCAGGCTTTTTATTTTCTTTATGTTCCATTTTTGATATCTCATTTATGTTAATGATATGATAATATTATACCATACGAGATATTTAATCAAGACATTTAATATTACTTTAACAAGTTTTTTTATTTTTACAAAGTGTTAAGGTTATTTTAAGAAACACCTTTATTTATTTTTTTAAATCAATATAATTGTCGTGCCTATGTTTGTTGCTAGCAAAGTGGATTTATCTATTCCTCTGTTTACCACTTATGAGCAACAAGCTAGGCTTTAATATTAATACGGATGTACCAAATGAAACATAATGCCCCGCCATCAATTTCGATTCAATCAACTTATTTTAATGTTTATTTAATAACTATATCTGCTGATCTGGTTAGCATCATGTGAGTTATTAAGAAACGATTAAAATAATAAATGGAAATACGGAGAATGTATGATAAATAAAACTTTCACAATCACATATAACGAAGTTATGGAGTCAATAAAAGACCATAATGCACAATTGGTTTTTCATTGGCTTTGTAGGTTTAGAAACGTATCTAATGGGCTTTGTTGTCCGTCTTTAAATACTTTATCGGAAAATGCCAAATTAAGTAGAAGTTCAATAATAAGATCTCTTAAGTATTTAAAAAGCAGTCAAGTTATAAAAGCAACCCAAAAAACAGGGCGATCAAATAAATATATTATAACAAATTCACCTGATCAATTTGTGATCAAGCCTGTGGATAAGATACCCACACCTGTGGATAAGTTATCCACAACCGGTGTCAGGGTGACACCTCAGAAGTGTCAGGGTGACACCCTAACAGTACTAACTAACAAAACTAAAAATATAACTACAACCCCCTTACCCCCTTTGAAGGGGGAAAATGCTGCTGCTGCTGTTTTCTTTTTATTTTATGAAGAAATCATCGAGGCATACAATTCGGTTCTAGGTCATAGTTTGAGGATAGCAACACTCAAGCCAACAGGTAACCGAGTAAAGCTCGTTAAAGAACGCTCAATCAAGCTTAAAACGATACATGATTGGCGTACATACTTTGAGCGAGTAGCTAAAACATCTTTCTTGCTTGGAGCAGGCAAAGCAGGCTTTAAAGCTGATTTTGATTGGTTAATCGATGAAGATAATTATATCAAATTGCTTGAGGGGAAGTACGAAAGCAACAAAGAAAAGGCGGCTTTTGTAGAGCTTGAATTGATTGAAATGATCAAGGAAAAGCGAGCAGCAGGATACGAAATAGACCCAGAAGTTGCAGGAATGTACGCGATGAGCTAGAGCTGTACTTTTTTTGACCAGCTTAGTTTTGATCTGCAAGCATCTAGGCTGGTCATAATTTCGCACAGGGTTATTCACAAGTTTTGGGGATAAGTTTAGCTTGGGGAAAAGAGAGCCACGCAAATTAGTTTTACGGCGTTTATTTTGAGAACTGGTACATACGCATTGGTATGGATGTGATCGTGACGTAATGGAAGCGTTAGGCGGGTAATTGCTGTATTTAAATCGCGTTTTAAAGTGACTGTTTGACCTGTTCTTTCATATCTTCCCATTTCTCACGGCGAAAATATGTTTTAAGTTTGATCTCGTGAATATATTTTCCTTGCTTAAATTCTTCAGCTGTCAAGATTTTCTTTAAGTCTTCAACGCTTACAGTATCAAACCATTCATCAAATTTTAACTCAAATATCCTTTCGTTTCTAGCTCTGCGCTGTTCTTTTTCACGTTCTAATCGCTCAATGTGTTCACGCATAGCAATATCTTGTGCTGATTCGTAATTATCCTCTGTCCACGCGTTACCTTTGCGTAAAACGCCCATAAGCCTGTACAAAGGATTTGGGATTTCTTTAGTTTTTTCGTTATGTTTCAAACCAAAAGCAAAATGATGGATTGATTCTTGGATTATTTCAGGGGTATTTAAATTTTTATCGTAAAGTTGTTTCAGTTGTGTTTTTGAAAAACCGATATCGCTTAAAACTTCAAAATTTATTTCTTCCCATTCTGCGGAAAATTCTTTTTCAGTAGTAGTAATGTATTTATTATTA